TGTAATTTTTAAAATTCTGTGCCATAATTTCCTTATACTAGAGTGCGATCGACATTGCAATCACAAAACCGTTAGTTGCTCCTCCTGATCCGCTAGCTGCTGATGTTAATCTTCCTTTTGCGTCAACTGTTATATCTGCGGTCGTATATGACCCTGCTGATACTGCAGTGTTCGCTAATGTTACTGCTCCACCTGTAGCGATAGTCGCATCTCCCGACATATCTACTTCTTCAAAAGAAGTACCGTCTGCAACTAACATTTTGTTAGCTGTGTTAGTTGGTAATTTTAATAACGCACCAACAGTTAAATCTGCTGGTAATGTAACATTGCCTGTTGATTCTTCCACAACAGCTTTGCTCGCAGGCAAAGTACAAAATACATCTTTAGTTCCTGAACTAAAATTAACTGCAGAAGTATTTCCGTCTGAATTAGCGAGGATCGTTGTTCTTTGTAAATTGGTTGTAGTACTTAAAGTTCCATAACCAACTTCCCATTCATCTGGGTTATTAAAAATACAATAGTAAGTAGTATTACTACTTCCAATTCCACTATTAAAAGTTTGGTAACCAGTAGCTGCACCGGCTAACGCCCAAGTCGTTTGACTTGTACCAGTTGAAGTACTAGTTTCTTTTACTCTGTCGCTTAAAACAAAAGCCATTTAATTTCCTTACGTTATACTTAAAATTGCATCAGCTCCTGTACTAACAGTAGGAAACACAACTTTAAAATCTCCACTAGATGAAGATTTTGATCCACCAAAATCTAGAACCGCTACTAATCTTTGATTAGCTGCTGTACCGCCTGAGCCTTGTCTTTGATACATAAGTCCGTAGGCTGCAGTAATAGTTGCAGTAGACCATGTAATAGTATTGGCTCCGCTTCCATCTCCTGCAAAGTTTAGATAAATTGATTGAGGTTGTGAACCCGCATTAGCAACTGAGGCTGCACCACATGTTCTGCCATCCGTTACATAGTTTCCAGATGCTGCAACTTGTCCTGCTGTTGCACTAGAATATACTGTTGCACTGGCTACTGGATAAGCACTAACGCTTGTGTAAAGAGCTAAATAGATTGTATCACTTGGAAAATCAAAATTCCCTTTTAATAAATCTTTTTTAAACTCGTATGGTACATAGTTTGCCATATTTTTTCTCCTTAATTGGTTCCGTAACTTGATGGTGATTTAGATTTTAATTGTTGACGAATCATCCCATCTTCATATTCGTCTCTGCGTCTGTAACCGATTTGTTCAGTTGCATACGATGTTAGCGCATTTTGATATTGCGATTGGTAATATTGTATCATATCTCCAGGACCTTTCAAGTACCCATATGTATTATATAAACATGCATATAAAAGCAAGTCCTGATATTTATTGGACAAATAAGTCCCATTGGTAGCTGCAGGAGCAGTCGTTGGATTTACTGTATCTGTTAGACTATATGGCTCTCTATTATAAGCCAAAGTAATTTTGTAATCTTTATCTGGTGTGGGTGCCACTACCCAATAAGTTTCATCCCAATTTCCATAGTATTTAGGAATACTAACTGAATTAGAATCTGGAGTAGAATAATATTCTGCCATAAAACTTGGATCTCTTTGTTCTAGATAAGTTTGATTTCCAGCGGCATCTGTTAATTGCGCATAGTTAATTGATCTCAAGTCATCTGGAATAGTTACATATCTATTTCCAACGACTAAATTTGATGTTGCGTAATGAGCATTTTGATCTGTTGGAATAGATCTTTCAATTCCGTTCTCTGCATTTTGAATAATTCTATCTACAACAGCATCTGTTAAAACTGTATCACTTACTTCTGTGTATCCTCTAATATCTGTTCTCAAATTTGCTAAAAGATATGCCATCTTATAAACCCTCCAATGTTACTGGTCCGGCGGAACAATTATGTCCACCTCCTTTTACACCACTTGTAGTAGCCGTGTCACCACTTTTAAAATAAAAATAATTAATAGGATTTGTTAAAGGATCAGATTCTCCAGTAATAGGAGAAATTGTAGTGTTACCTGTTACATTTCCTGATGCATCTATTTTACCTAATGAAATTGTAAAGCCACTTGCTGAATCTATATCTGTAACCCCAACAATAGAATTGATAGCCGCGAACTGTTGTAAGTTAAGTGCATCCGCAGGATGTGCTCCTCCAGGTCCAGAAGTTATAACTTGTGCTGGGCCTCTTAATCTTACTGTACTTCCAGCTTTTCTTTGATGATCTTCCGAATGAACATTCACATAAGTGTCTCCACTATAATTAATTACTTCAAAAGGATTATTTTTTAATAAAATTAATTGAGCAGTTGCTTTTCCTTCTACTCTTGGATTTTGTAAAGCTTGTGGATCATTACCAACTGGCTTTGGTTCCAATTGTGGTTGTTTAGCTTCATACTCTGAATAATGAACTAAAGAACCATTCCATTCTCTAACCATTTCTGTGTATGGAAATCTCATTCCTGATCTATCAGAAATTGCTAGTGCTTGTTTACCTCGTGCAAAAACTCCCATTATGATAATACTCCATCTCCATAAAATGTTTGTGGAGAAATAAATGTAGATGTTCCTTGGTTATCTGCATCCAATGCTCTTAACATTTCACTTTCATAAATTCTTTCAAGCTCTGGTGTTCTTTCAGGAGAAAATTTCATACTTAAAAAATAAGCAAGTCCTGACATCATACATGGATAAAATCTATTAACAACATCAGAAGTATTGGCATAAGCTCCTGGATTTTCTATTTGAGCTAAATAATAAAAACAAAATTGAAAACTACTTGGTGTAGTTGTGCTAGACACACTTGAACTTGGTGTAGCATATAAAAACACACTCGGATCTATTTTTCTTTCAACATAAAATTGAGAAGGAGTTCCTTTAGTTAATTTATTAGGAGTTGCATTATATGCTGATCTACTAATTTGAGTTAACGCAATATCCGCAGGAGCTGTTGTAGTAGAATTATTTCTATAATAAGCTTCTAAAACAGAACTAATATCATTTGGAAAATTAGTTGAATCAGTTGCATAATTATATTCTGCTTGGCCTTCTATTAAAGGTACCTGTGCAAGTTTAACTTTCCATAAATGAACACCTCTGTTAGCCCATTCTTGAAACATAATATTTAAAGAACGTCTTGCTGATCTTAATTGATAACCAGTTCTAGTCCCTCTTATATTTGTTCTTTCAAAAGCTTCTTCAATAATATCATCAATTTGAGGATTAAATTTATCAGACACACCAGAAGTTGGAGAAATAGTGTTTGCAGTATTTCCCATTCCTGTAGTGCCTGAAGCACCAGAATTATAATAAAATAAAGTAGGCGCTCCTGTAGTTGCAACTGGTGCAACTATAATAGTTGTTTTAGCTCCAGCTGTACCTGCTGTTCCTGTTTTTGTAACACCGGTAGTATATTCTGCTCCCCCAGTTGTATGGGTTCCATCTTTAGTAGATGAAAAAGATAAAATTTCATTAGTATTACTCGTATCCGAAGTATCGAATATATAAGTATTACCTTCTTGTAATTCTAAAACAGGACTGACTGTACCGTTGATATAAAATTTATCTCCAGTACCAAAGGCGTTAGTGCCACTGGCGACAGTGACTGTAAAAGTTATAGTGGCCATGTAAATACCTACGCACCAGTTATAGTTACAGTAACGCTTCCACCTGCTCCAGCTAGATTATAAACAACTCCATTTTTAAATAAAATACCAGAACCAGGAATGTAAAGTTGCATTCCCTCAGTATTATAATTGTACGTAGCTACTGCTGCTCCAGGTGTTGAGGCATCCGCCGAATCATACAATATAATTGTAGATCCTGCTATTCCTTCGGCTTGAATAGAAGTAATTCTAGTTCTACCTGTTCTTGCAAGAGTATTCGCTCCTACTGTAGCCATGTTTAGGGTTGTTTGGTCGCTTGAAAATGAACTTCCACCAGACATATGTTGTTCTCCTTAATTTTAATTACGATGCTCCCGAAGGAGCACCATAAAATTGTTTATTACGCGTTGTTTATATTTTGAATATATTCAACTGTTACAAATCCTACTCCACTTGTTCCAGCAGAAAAGTCAATGTAAATTGGTAAATCACTTGAACCTATATCAGCCCAAGTATCACCATCGGTAATTGTACCTGTAGATCCATACTTAAATACATTAGCTGCTGTTCCTGCTGCTAAAGCAGTAAACAACGCAGTTGATGTAGATGAAGTACCCATAGAAATATTAGCTGCATCACATGCAGTTGTAATATTAATGATGATCTCAGTTATTTGGCTATTAGCCGGAATTACTATTCCAGTGTCCGCTGCTGTAGTAGACTGAGTCCATCCTGCAGTTTGAGCCATTTTTACAAAACCAACGTTTTTAACATCAGTTCCAACTGTAGTTCCAATTGTATTTCTAATCGTTCCCGCTTTTATCGGTCCCGAAAATGTAGTTGTTGCCATAATTATATCCTCCTAGTTTCTGAATACTGTCTCTAGGCCGTCGACCATACTCGTCAGTATTCTAATTAATTGTATAGTAAGATATTTATATAGTAGATTTGAATAGAGTGCAAGAGATCCTACAGTAAAAGTACGATTTTAGCGATGTGGCGTTTATTTAAGTAGCCACGGAAACTTGTGGGGCAGAACTAATAATTGCATTTTCTCTATCTGCAATCTTAGATTCTTCGAGCTTGATCTCAGTGATAACTTCTTTAATCTTCTTATCAATTTCGACCATATCCAGAGTATATTTGCCTTCTTGCTCATACTCCAGCTGCCACCTCAACTCCAAGGACCTTTTTTGTTTGTATAGGTCTTGTACCATCAACAACCTCCTCATAGGTTATTCTGTTTACTTGGGGATCATTCATTTCTCCAAGATATTCCCAGTTTACACCTTTTTCTCCCACTTTGTCAACTATTGAATTTTCAATAGACGCACGATTATCTTCAGCAAGAATTTCAAATTCTGCATGATGTTGATAAGCGTTGATTTTTACTAGGAATTTTCTCATTTTCTCACCTTTACAAAAAAAAGGGGCCGTTTTGAGGCGGCCCCTTAATTAATTATTGATTACACTCCTGGTGAACCAAAGATACCTCTAGGATCAGAGAAACCAAATACGTATCTCTCTCTAGCTTTGTATCTAACGTTGCCAGTATCAAAGTCACCTTCCATAGTCGTTTTGATAGGTGATCTTGTGAAATGTTTCAGACCATTAGGTACATCTGTTTTAATGAACCAAGCATCAGTGTCAACCAAGTAGTGGTTAACAGTATAACCTTCTGGGATCATTCCCATATTGTTAATAGCATTGATGTCATTATCAGCTGTTCCAACTCTACCTTTAGAGTTCATCAGTCTGTCAGCCGTAAATTGTAGATTAGAAGGAATAATCATTTTCATTCCTCTAGCCGCAACTTTTAGGCCTCTTTCATCAGTGAACGCCGCAATGTCGATTAACGCTTGTTCTAAAGAAGTTTCGTTTAAATCAGCAGCTGTTGCTAATTCATTTGCGAAAGTTCCAGAAAGCGTAGGGTGAACTGCTGAACATAATTCTACTCCGTCACCGCCAGCGTATGCTGGTGTAAACGCGTTGTTCAATACAGCGGCACCTTTAGTTTGCTTAGTGTTCGCCATTGATCTTGCTAAAGCTTTTGTATATCTAGACGCAAGTCTGTCATACAAGTTATCTTCGATCGCTTCTTCAGTGATCGCAAATGCTAAAGCAATTGTTTCGTTTGTGTAACGAGCAGTGAAAGTTTCTTGCGCATCGTCGTATGATACACCTTGACCTTCAGGTTTTACAGAAGCATTTCCGAATCCAGATAACATTACTTCTTCTTCAAACGCTCTGTCTGAAGATTCTGTATCGAAAATTTCTGCTGCTTCGTTAGCATATTGTTTATACTCTAGTCCGAATAAAGCATTCAGACCAGGCTCTAGTTCTTTAACTAGTTGTGCTCTTGATATAGCCATAGTTATTTATCTCCTTATTCGCTATTAGTTGTATAGGTGTGAGCCTTTAGCGATTACAACAACGACATCACTGCCATCTGTTGTGTAATCGTTTTGACCCGGAACATTCGCACCTCTTACCAATGTAAACATTGAAGTTGCTGCTACTGTTGCAATAGAAAGTCTTTCGTCAGACATTCCACTGATACCAGTTGCTCCATTATCACCTGTGTTATAGTTAAGACCAACATCGTTTTGTTGCCAAGCTGCGTTAGATCTCATATTGAATTCCTGATTAGGATTGTCCAATACAAAAGCAGTTCCGTCACTTGAACCAGTGTTGTAGTCAGTTCCAAAGTTTGTTCCACTTGGTACTGAGTTACTCCATGTTGGTTTTGATGTTCCTGAGTCAACCCAGAATCCACCATTAAAGACTCCTACTAATAGGGGATCAGTGTTTTGCCAACCTGCTCCACCACTATTACTGTCGTCTGTTGAATCGTAAGTAGCATCTTGTATATACCCTTTTTCGCCTGCAA